CAATTATAACATTTTTTCAATAATAGTCAAATAAAATATTCAGATTTTACCTGCCAAACTCTCAACCGTTTTCTGGGCGGTATTAGTAAGTAGTAGGCAATATTTCCGTTTACAAATCAATTATAATCTATGCATCTGGCCCGATACATTCTATGCTGATTTTGTTTAGAGAGGCCTTTAAATCTTCCCAATTTAGTTCCCCAAATCCGTCTTCGATCATCATGCCAAGTATCGCAGTTTTATTAAAGGAACACTCAAACTCTGTTATTGCGTAGTCAACCTTTTGTTTTGACTGAATAGACATTTGTGGAGAGTATAATTGCATCATATTATAATTGTGTTGTATCAAATCCTTAGCCTCGACCACATTGGAGTAAAACTTTGGCTTTGCCTCCGTTGTCTCACAGTGTTCTATCACTTCATCGATAGTGTAGGTCCTTTCTTCTGCCAAAAATGGAAGACGCTTTGCTATGGTAGCTAACCCAGCACCTCGGACACCCTTGAGGTTGTCGCTAGTATCGCCGGCAATCGCTCTAGCTAAGGCCATATTTGTGGGATGAACCCCAACCTGTTCAGTGATCGTATTCATGTTCATGATCTCTTTTTTGGTTGGCCTAAACAATATTGTCTCTTCATCACAAAGTTGCATGAAATCTTTGTCATTAGAGACGATAACCTTTTGCCATCCGTCATAGTGCGGCATTCTGGTAATATAGGATATAACATCGTCTGCTTCGATTTCTGGAAGCATCACTTGAACTATCGGCATCTCATTCACATACTCGATCAGCCGAGATTGTTGCCAGATCTTATTCTGCATTTCTTGGTCGTCTGTGAGGTTGTGGAACGCCCTATTAAGTCGGATTGGCTTCCGGCCGGCCTTATAGTTCTTGTCCATAGACTTTCTTTTCCTAGAGCCGTTAGGTCCATCCCACACAATCACCACCTCTTGAGGCTTTGTGTCTCTTACAAGTTTTTGAAGAATCTTAATAAATCCCTTTAAGCCGCCAATTGGTTGCCCGTTGGCCGAGATCGAAGGATCTACAATATATGCTCTCAAGTACGCGTTCAGCGCGTCTATAATAAGGAGTCTCTTGTTTTCTGTGTCAGTCATGCTACTATCCTTGTTTTGTTCATTGTGTTGCGATACTCAAGAAGTGCGAGTTCTTTATGTTTTGCCTCGATCATAACGTCGATGTCGTGGCCGTAGTCATCAAAGGGATTGCGGATCATATCAGAGTGTGCTTGTGGCTTAATCTTGGGATTGTTGTGTTCGATAGAACGTGACTCTGCGTAGTGTACCACTGGCTTAACGTCGCCCCATGTAGATAGCGCCAACTCAAGCGCTTCTTGTTCGGTCTGGTCGCCGGGATGCAGCATATGGTGGTGGTAATCGAACACAATAGGGATCCCGATACGCTTGTATACACCGTCATATAACTCCTGTGTGGAGTATAGCGACGGCTTATCGTCATTCTCGACAGTAAGGCGCGAGCGCACAGACTCTGGTAGGCGTTCGAAGTTGCGACAGAAGTTGTCGAGAGCAAACGGCTTGTCACCGTAAGCAGCGCCGACATGAATGTTAAGCTTAGCATATGGCGTGCGCGGTAGGCCGATAAGATCGAATAGATCACCGTGTACAGACAAATCAGTCTTGGTAAGCTGAAACACACGCTCCTTGGGCGATGCAAGTTTGTTGAATGGCCCGGGATGCGACGTAAGGCGCATGTTGTGCTGGCGTGCAAAATTGCCGGCAGAGAGCGCTGCAGCATGGATAGCACCGAAATTGGGCATATCTGACAGGTCGTACTCGCTGGCCCACGGAATGATATCGGACGATAGACGGTAGAAATAAATATCATGCTCAAGATTCCACTCAAGAATCTTACGCAAGTCGCGCAAATTCTGCAATGCAAGCTCAGAGGCATATTGAATGCCGCGCTCTTGGAACGTGCGCTTGATCATTGTTCTATTGGTCGTGATACGTTGTGATTTGGGACGATTAGAGAATCCCATGTTGATACAGGCGTAGCCATAGTTACGCATAAACCCTCCTTTATGGTTATGTATTATTATAACACGGAATCAGAGCCGCGTCAAGTATTTATGCTGTAACTGGGACTGTTAGATCTTCTGGGTCTTCATAAAAATCCTTAGCATCGCCCTGTCTCATGTCGAATTTCTGAATGATCTCTTCATCCATAATGGATATGACTCTACTTCTAAACTCTTCATCACTTTTGATGATCTCGCTCCACTTAGATGGTTGAAACTTCTTTTCGTATCCATCATCTGTTTTGAGGGTATACCATGCGCCGGCGCTTGTTAGAGCCGAGGATCCCTTAATTGCATCAAACCACGATTCCTCATCGCGGATGCCAACCTCATTGCCCCACAAGATTCGGAACGCACAAGATCTCCCTTGGGTACCAAACCGAGACTTCTCCAGCTTCACTTTAACTTCTGAGCCAATCCGAAAGCCCTTTTCGTCTTCAATAAAGGCAGACTTGGCTTTCCGTCCCGTGAGCCAGATCCTCAGTGAATATGAGTAATGCATGGCTTTACCACCGGGGGTCATATACGGAGTAGTCATGGCCACAATGCGAGCATTTGGGCCACTAGGTATATTTGTCTTCAATTGGTTAAGGACAATAAATGTTGCCTGACGATCAGCAATGGGAATAATCAATTTTGACATTCCCTTCGCTAAAATTCTAGCTTTTACGGCCATCGAAGATTGGGGGTTGAAATCTCCCTCGACATCCGATATAGACGGCGTAAGCGCCAAAGAATCCCAAATAAACACAAGCTGCTCGTCGGCAGCTGCACCTAGCAATTCTTCAACTGTTTCAAGCACAAACTCAACAGACGATGCTTGAATGTACATTAATCGCTCCAGATCGCATCCTGCCTGCTCCAAGAACACTGGGTCGATGGCAGACTCGGAATCGAAATAAACGATAAGCTTGCCCGTTTTCTGTGCGTTTGCTGCTATCTGCGCAGCCATGTATGACTTACCGGTAGCCTCAAGACCTGCGATCTCTGTGACTTTTCCAACGGGTATTCCGGCAATTTGTCCTTTGGATATGATAGAATCCAGCCAACGTGAACCAGTTGGAATCCACTCCTTTACTGATGTCGGGTTTTCACCGGTTAAATCGTGTGCAACATTGCGGCCTGCCTTTTTATTAACAAGCTTCATTAAATCTTGCAAGCCTACGCGGCCTGCTTTGGCTTTTGCCATTTGATCTCCTTAAATAAAATAGCGGCAGACTTTACACCGGTCTGCCAGCGGCTGCAGCTACTCTGCTGTGTCTTCGACTGCTGTATCAGCTGCCGTATCATCTTCGTCCTTGTCGCAGCCCATGGTCAGAGCTAAGGCAAGGATCGGTCCGATAAGTCGCATTTTTATGTCTCCTTAAAATGCGGCAGACTTTTCACCGGTCTGCCAGCGGCTATACACTACTCTGTGGTTGTTTCAGTAGCAGTGGTCGTCTCAGTCGCATTACCTGTGTTTTCGTTGGTTGTGGTAGTCGTCTCAGAAACTTCGACTGTATTTGTGGTCGTCTCGGTATTACCAATTGTGGTAGCCTCGCTGACTTCCACAGCCGGCGGCTCGAAAGTGCAAGTCCCATATGCGGTGGCGACCACTAGGGCACCTGCCACAAAACTAACTTGGACCTTCCATCGGGCCAATTGCGATTTTAACCATTCCATAACATTCTCCTTTTCTGTGTTGTCTAGAATAAAGTGGTGCCCTGTTACGCCGGGGCACCGCGGCTTTTCACTAAGCTCCGCTCATCAGGTCGTTAAATGCCTTATCGACATCACTTGCCCCATTCGCATAATGTTGAGTCTCCTTTGAGCGCTCTTCTGCGGATGCTGAGCCAGCCATCTGTTCGTCTAAGATAGCATCAATTTGATTGGGGGTGAGCCTCTCAAATAATCCATCAAAGTCAGGCATGTTATCGAGCATGCCGGGAATTGCCTCTTGGTCTTCCAAAAGTGGCGATGTGTTGCGGCGCATTTTGAGATTAGTTTGTGGATACGCTCCCGGCCGAGTTGGCTTAGTGTACGTTAGCGTGATATCGGTGCCATCCTTGAGGTCTGTAATATCTCCGTACTCAGGATCGAGGATGTAACCAAGCAGAAGCTCGTAAGCCTGCTTTCCATAGCCATAAACCTTGATTCCTTCGTCTTCGTTACCACGAACAACAACAGGCGAGAAATATCGGGTACGCACAAAAAGACTCTTTGCAAGCTTCTTGCTCTCCTCATCGTTCTTGTCGACACCCTCGCGCCAAAGCGTTGAAGCGAAGTCACAAATCGGACAACGTTCATTAAAATTACGCTTCGGGCACATGATACCACCCTTATGATCTCCCACATTATAGTGGAAGAAAAACTCCTTCAACGGATCACCATCATTGGTTGGAATGATCCGAATATCTTGATCTCCCTCGTCTGGCTTAAACCAGATTGAAGGGCCATCGTTGTATTTTCCCTCACCGCGAAGTGCGGCGAGCTTTTGCTTCATTAAGTCCATATTAATTGACATTATTTTCTCCTTTTGTTTTTAATAAAGTATGCCAAGCTTTCCTCGACATCTAATATAGCACCCTTGAGCAAGCAAGTCAAGGGTTATTTTGTATTGCGTTAGTGTGGGCAACGCAGAACCCAAAATCAGTTTCATATGGCGATTCATAAATCGCATATGTCAAATTCTTAAAAGCATTGGTTGATTTTTGCTTTAGTTTTTCTACTATTCTCTGATGTAATCCGCCGTCCTGTTCTAATTTTTCTTTTGATATACAGAAATAATAACACACATCTCTGCCCATGTCAAGCTCATAGAACCAATTTTCTTGAACTTTATTGGTGTCAAGGCGTCCGAGGGCTCTTATTCTTTGAACCTCCGAAGGGTCACTCAAATTGCCAATAATAGGGCTTGTGTGTTCAAATAAATTCTTATAATGAACGCTATAATAAATAGTCTGATTGATGGTTTCAAAGTACTTTTTAATAGGAACGTTTCCTATTGTTTGCTCAAGAATTGGATTACTAAAAATAGTGATCGAATTGAACAATCCACTGCGTGCGTATTCTTGTAAGATACCAAATATTGCCTTCTCTTGAAGCTTTAGGTTTCCTATCAACAAATCGGTATCTGGCTTAATGTAGAATAAATCAATTTTCTTGTCTTTTATCTGCTGCAATATTCCCAGTGTGTAATTGGCGCTTTTGCTAGAGCCGCACACAAAAACTTGGACATTTTTGGTGACCTCTTTAAAAAACTTGGATAAATTTGGTATGTTTTCCTCATAATCTTCTTGATTATCAAATGATTCCAAGCCGTATTCAAGCTTGTTGGTTTTGTCGGCCTCGTTCGAAAGACAGTATACCTTATATTCCTTGTTTTCTTTAAACTTTCTGGCTATATTTGAGCCAGCATTTCCGATACCAATTGTGGTAATCATAATTTAAGCTCCATTAATTCTGAGTAGTTTTTTCCAGCATTGAGATTGCACATAAAGTTTCCTAATTTAGTATTCTCAAATATAGACTTAATCTCTGGCACCATCTCTCTTTCTGAACTATCAAGATCTACGACTATCTCATCGTG